AGCGTTGGCCGCTCTTCGGCTTTCTTCTTCTCTTCTTGCGGCGCAGCCGTGCCGCAGGCCGAAAGCAGCAGCACCAAGGCCAGCAGCAAACCGATCATTTGGCTTCCGTGTTTTTTACCCCTTACTTTCATTTTACACCTCTTTCTTGGTTACAGTTCCGCTTGCCTGAATGCAACCTTTTTTTGTTTATTGATTTATCACTCATGTTGCTTGACGCGCAAATCAAAAAAATCTGACACACAAAATAAAAAAAGAGCATAGACAAATTTTCTATCATTTTTCTATGCTCTTTCTGTTTCCATGCTGTTCAATAATCCTATGCTTGCCAGTCCTTTTCTGCTGGTTTGGAATATATTCAAGAATATCGCTTACGCTGCAATTTAACGCTTCGCATATCAAATCCAGCTGCTCAAATTTTCCGGTAAGCTCATGGTAATATTCTGAAATAGTATTTGGCCTTATCCCGGTTAGCTGTGCAAGTTCTTTTTAAGTCATCTTCCTTTCGCCAAGTAGCTTTGATAAATGTATCTTTATCATCATTCCGCACCTCCTACGAAATGATGATAACATTTTATGATATTTAAAATGTGTTTTTGTTATAATATAACGTTATCAGTTATTTATATCATAAAAAAAATACATTTTAATAGTTTTTAATGAGCAGCTCCTTATACTCCGAATTCTTATTTGACAAATTGTTGAAGCGGCTTATTTCTATAATGGAAAAGCTTTGATACAATTCCCTAATCCTATCATGATTATTATAGGAAAGAATCCATTTTCCTTTTATCTTTTTAAGTGCTTCTAAAAGTCTTATATGATCTACTTCTCCAAATTCCTCATCATAATATCCTTCACTTTTATAATAGGGCGGATCCAGATAAAACAGCGCAGACTTCCTATCATAAACCTCTATCAAATTTTGAAAGTCTTTGTTTTCAATAACTACCGAATCCAGCCTTTTGCTGATTTCCGATAAATATTCAATTTTATCGGACAGCCTTCTGGCACTCGTATTAAAGCTTCTTCTATCCGAGCCAAAGCTCGTTCTTATTAGCCTAAAATAAGCTGCCGCCCTTTGGATATCGGTTGTACCTTTGGCCTTTATTCGTTCCCTATCATTATAAAAGATTTCCCTTGATGACAAAGAATATTCCAGTTCTTCTTGCAATGCTTTACAATGATATTTTACGCAGCGATATAGATTTATCAGTTCTCCGTCAATATCATTAAAAACTTCTAATTCTCGCCCCTTTTCTTTGCCAAATAAAATCCAGCCCGCTCCCCCAAACACTTCTATATATCTGTCAAATCCTTCGGGAAACTGACTAATTATGTGCTTTCTTAACAGCTTCTTTCCACCAATCCAACTAATAAAACTATTCATATTCCAGTCCTCCTATGCTGTCTAACTATTATTTTAATGCCATTTAAACGCTTTTAAAAGGGATATTTCGCAATACCCCTTTTCGTTTTTCTACCCTTGAATTATTCTTCTGGTTCAATCGGTCTGCTGTCTGCCAGCCCCTCACCAAGGGTATATCCTACCACTGTTGCCCCTGCCATAATAATTGCAGCAATTTGTTCCGCTTGGCTTTTGTCTTGACCTAATGCGATCATAACTAAAGTTACAAATCCCGCAACCGATAGCCAAAACTTTCTGCTTGTTAATTTTCTTTTCCAATCAATTTTCATAATTTTTACCTCCTCATTTGCTGATTAATACTTTTTTATTTACATTGTCCCATTCCACGGCGGCCCCTAAGCTTTCGGCAATTTCCCGAATGGATACAAAGTTCCTGTTATCCTTTACAATAAAATCCATTTCTTTTTCAATGCCGTTAATATTAACTGTTAGGGTGTTCTTTTTTTTCTCATTCCTACTCAGTTTGAAATATTCAATGATTGCATTTACAAGATTGTCTGCCAAAACCTCAATCCATTCCGGTTTTGTAAATTTTATCAATTCGGCATAGTTAGTGTAAAAGAAATGTTCTAACAAAACTGCTGTACAAGGGCTTTTTCTGATGATATACCAAGCATTTTTTAAATTGCTTGATACTTTAATCCCTCGGTCAACCATTCCAGTGTTTTTCATGCATCTGTGCCACAACCCGCAAAATTTTTCCCCCGCTTCGTCACCTTGCCAGTAATACGACTCATACCCTTTCGCGGAACTTCCTGGATAATGAGCGTTGGCATGAATTGAAACCAGCAGATTAATTGCTTGTTCTTTATGCCATTTGTTCGCCATATTAATTCTTGCATTAAGTGGTACATCATCTGCACTCGGCTGTTGCGTAAACAAAACTTCAATGTCATATTCTTTTAATTTTTCTCTTGCTAGTATAGCAACTTTTGAATTAAAGTCGTATTCTTCAAACCATTTGCTTGTCGGTCTTCCTGTCAAAGACTCCCCGTCAAAATAAACGCCTTTTGAAGGCGGAAAAGTATTTTGCCCATGGCCGATATCAAGTACAATTCTTTTCAATATTGCCTCCTATAAGTCAATCTTGATATTTTCCTGTTTCTTGTACGCGTCAAAGTACAATTCCTTTTTGTCCCCATTATGAGTGACCTCATAATACATACCGTCCGAAAGTGTTGTACTTAGCAGCGCTTTATTGTTTTGCAATACCTTGCATAACCACACCACATACACATTTCCTTTTGAAATTTTCGTTTCAAAACGCTCGTTATGGTATGCTGCAACTTGTTCTTTGCAAAGTTCTTGAAACTCATTATTTCCCATTGCTAATCCTCTCTATTTTTTGTAGCCTAACGCCCGGCTTACTAGCGCCATTGTTTCACCTCTGGTAATACAGTCGTCAAAGCGCTTTTCATGGATTGTTATTCCTCTTTTTTGCAGTGCTTCAAAATACGCTTCCGCCCAATGTCCGCCCTTTTTCGGCAGCACGTCAGTCGCGTCATTTTTGTTAAGCATTCGGTAAAGCAAAGTCATAAACTCGCCGCGTGTAACTTTGTGGTCGTAGTTCTTTTCAAATACCTTGACACCATGCTTATTCAGGTATTCAAAGTATTTGTCCGCCCAATGTTCAGCGTTTAGCACAGGGAACACATTCTTATCTCCGCCCGCCAGCACTCTGGCTAAAATGGCCATTGTTTCACCTCTGCTGATGTTTTGGTCAAAGTTCCGTTCGTGCAGAGTCACACCCTTCTTCCAAAGGAAGTAAAAATACTTATCCGCCCAGTGGAGCAGGCTGTCATCTGCTATCGCAACATATTCCCGGATCGGGTAATCTTTGCGGATTGTAAAAAATCCATTCTTTCCCCAGCCTCGCCCATAGGAATTATGACCGTACCAAACGCCTTTATTATCATCCCAGCCGTAAATCAACATGGTATGAAAGCCTTTTAAGCTTTCCCCTTCCTGCGGATTAGGGATAATCCCATTGCTTTTAATAAAGCTAAATGACGGATAGGTTGGGATGCAAATGCAAACGCAGCCCAGACGTTTAATCGCCTGCTTAATTTCTAACTCCGTTTCTGGAAAAAGGTATTTATCTGCCTTGTACCCAGCAGCCGAATTTAACAGCGCTGGCCGTACTTCCCTATAGAACTTATCTTTGTTGTCCTTGTAGGAAATGCGCTCACTTGTCTGCTTAGGGTTTAAGTCATATTGCGCCAGAAAACAAACACCATCTTCGACCAGCTTTTCGGCCTGGTCTTTTAACGATGTTCCTTCCGTGTCCAGCAAATAGCTGATATTCTTTGGCCGGTTCATCCATAAAAACCAACCGCTGAATAAAAAGACATTTTCCGGGTTTTGAATATACTCCAGCAAAGATTTTGCCTTGGCCAGCGCCTGCCCGACACAGCTACCGGAAAGCAGCTGATTATACATAACCATATTCAATATGGTTTCAATGTTCTCCGGCTTATAAGCCACTTCTAAGGTGATTCCACTTTCCGCCAAAACTGGAAAATCTTTCGGGCTCCTATTAGATGGGATTGCGCCATAGATTAGATTTTCTTTTCTAATTACGTCATTCATGTGTCCATCCTTTCTGCCTTTGATTGGGGCAGCCGTAGCCGCCCCATGCTCCTTATTCCAGCGTTTCCGGAATTACTTCCCGAAGCGCCTGCTTTTCCACTTCTGTCAGCCGCGGATAGCTTGCCAAGATTTCCTCTCTGGTTGCCTGTTCGGCTTCCATTCGTGCTAAAATGGCACGTTTAAAGATTCTCAACTTGTAGTCCTTCATTTGTTCTCACCTCCCGCCATCAGGTCAGCTAATAATTGGTTGATATCATTAATCGATTGCGCTGTTTTCTCGCTTTCGGTTAACGGTCGTGCTACTTCTCTCAAAACAATTTTCTTTTCTACATCGTCCCAATACTCAACATAATCTATGCCAGGCTTGGGGTGGTGTGGCGGTGTTGGCCGCTCTGTTTCAGCCTTGATTAGTTCAACTGTGGTCGGCTGATAGCTAATAATTCGTTTGTTGTCGTCAATTAAAAATGTGTACATTTCTGACACCTCCTCAGTACTTAAAATAATTCAATATGGCTAAATTTAAACCGCCCTTTACCCGCGAAAGATGTAAAACTAAAAATTAAATATTTATTTCCAACTATGTTTACATTTGTTTTAAAAACGCGACCGTATACCAATATCTCCGGATACAAATTACGCGCGCTATCCTCAAATTTAATAGAGTTATCCACTATATACTTTGGAATCATTTGGTCTAAATTTGCAACTTCTGGTAAGCTGCACGCCATAAGACCTGCCGGAGCATCATAGTAATGGTAATATTCACCGCTTGCACCCGATGATGTTGGAAAAGAATGTATGAGTATTGTTTTAATATTAGTTAAATCAACTGGCTTTCTTAAAATTAAAAGGTCAACATAATCGGAATAAGTGCTACTTCCAAACATACATTGAAGAAAAACATCTGTATCGTCTTCAACTGGGTACGGTTTTTTTTCAAAGCGCGTCAATTGCGTCTTTGCCTTATTTGACGTATACGATCCAGTATAATCACGAGTATCATACGAAATACATCTAAAATCATCTACCGTACAGTCCTTAGCACGAATAGTTCTAATCGTTTTAATCTTTCCAATATTCCTCGCCATCTCCAACCAGCTCCCCGTGGTGCTTGTCGGTACTCCTTTGCCAGTAATGGCGTTGGCAATCGTTGTTTTCCCATTACTGGCTGATTGAAAAAGTTCTTGTAATGTGTGATCCGAGCCATCGTTTGCCTTGAAGTAAACTGGCTTTCTGTTGTGATAATTAAGAAATAATGTACCATCTTGCCCTGGAACATCACCTTCAATGTGACGAGAATGAACTTTCTTATCCCAGCCTTTCATGTGAATTCCGTTCCCGTCAACCGAAAATGCATGGTTATCACTCGTTAAAATTTCTTTCCACGGTGTATAATCGCCATTTTTAACTGACCGCATAGCAAGTGCATTGTTCCACCACGAATAGGCAATCTGAACGCCAAAGTTTGTCGTATAGTTATCCTTATTGTATGCGTGCATGGTCACGATGCCATCGCCCATGCCTCCTGGTTTGTTTGCAGTAGCAGAATTAAAATAATAACTCATACCGTCCTCCAGGCAAGTGTTTAAATCCGGCACTGGTCTGTCCCATTTTTCCTTGGACGTAACGACATTCTCCCACGGTTGCCAAGTCGTGCCATTACTTGTCCGAATCTTCATCGTCCAAGTTTTATTTGTCATCCCCTCCATGGCATGAACACCGCCGTCTACCTTATAGGCGATTTGCGTGCCGTAACCGTCATTATTCTCATGCCTGAAATACTGAAGGAACGCCCACTTTGTTGGCAACCCAATCTCTTTCCCTTTATCTGTGCTGCATACATAAGGCTCTGGGTAATTGGCGTTATTCATATCCTCTATCGTTAAATTTCTCTTTTTATTGGTTAGCTTGCTTTCGTTTAAAATCTTTCCCTGTGCTGCCGACAGCGCTTTATCTTTATCCAAGGACTCTAAATGATTAACAATTTCGACTTTATGAATTCCCTCAAATCTGCCATCTACTTCATCCTTGGTATAATACTTCTTCAGTTCTTTTTTTACATTTCCCATAGTCGCAATCACCACGTTGGGGTCCGCGGTTATTGCTATATTTTCCGCATTATCAAGTTCGAGCATAACCTTAATATACAAATCTTTTTCACTGCCGCTTTCAGCGACCGGTTTTTCTGTTTGAGGATATTTCCCGACTAAAATCAGGGTCCCCTGCTTGTCAAAAATCCCAATCTCACGAATCGTAAAACCGCCAATATGCGCCGGTATCAGACATTCTATTGTAATTTTATTTTCTTCTATCGTTATGGTGTTTGTAGTAGCTCGGTACTTTTCATTAACCAGCGCATACTGGGAAGCTGTCGGCTCATAATACCGTCCGTTCCCATCGCCAACGGCAAATTGGTGAAATTCCAATTTTTGTCCCGTTGTTGCGTTCATTAATTTCTCTTGCCCGGCCTGCGTAATTATTGTATAAAACTCCTGTGCCACTTTTTACCCCTTTCTGGTCTGCAATCTTATCTCTTCGCCGCTAAAACATACACTTTTTATCTTTCCTTTCGCCGGATATAGAGTATGCTGTGCTTTAAAGCCAACGCCTACCCCAGCAGCCGCCAAAGTTTTTATTTTTTTCCTCTCTTCCACCGTTAAAAACCGGCTGGAAACAATAATTATCTTTGTATCTCCTTCTACGATTTCAATAAAATCCTTTTGCAGATAAAAATCAAGCGCCGAATTAAGGGAATTGACGTCCTCCGCTCTGTGCTTGGAAGCAATTTGAAATCGAATTTCCCGCTTAAAGCCCTCATCGTCCTTCCCATTTCTATCCGCTCCTTCTTCTTCCCCCATAAGATCCAAAGTCTGGCCGCTTACCTTTTCAAGAGAAGCCAAGTTCAGCAAGCTTTGCAGCATTTCCGCCGCAAAATAAAACTGTTCGCTTATAACTGTTAACAGCTTTTCCAGATTGCCGCCGACTTTTCTGTAATTTTGAGGAAAGCGCCTCCACATATCCTTAAAGGTCATCACTCACCTTCACTTTCCCCTTATCCGTGGTAACCGTTTCGCCCTCTGCCAGCACAATATTTTTGGCTTCCAAGCTTTGTTCTGTTTTGCCGATTTGAATCAAAACATCCTTGATTTCTTTATTTTCCATGACAAGAGCTACTAACCGGCTAATCACAATATCTTCTCCTGCGTAAAGTCCCAGCAGATAGTTTAAAATATCATTTTGCACTTTTTCTTTCAGCTGCTCTTTATTTTCTACTCCCAAATAAAAAGACAGCTTAACCGCTGCATAAATTGCGATTACTGTCGTTCTTTGAAATCTTATTACTCGGTTTTTCCCTTTATTATCCTGTACTGTTACCGCTACGGAACCCGCTGTGCCAATGCCGGCCGCCTTCGACTCCAAAATGGCCTTGGCAATTTCCTCATCGCTTCCTCCCTGCACAATAACCCGAATTGCATGTGCCGGTATTCCGTACTTTTCCGTTTCGGTATCATTTTCTTCAACGATTACACTCTTTACAGAAGGATTTTCTAAAATCCTTTTTTTAATTCCATCCGTCGTTGATTTTCCTTTATTTTTTAATCCTGCTTTATACCTATGCTTTAATTCCTCATCTGTTTCTTCTTCCCTTGCCCCCAAAAACGCTTCTTCATTCGTTACGGAAGCAATTCCCGCCTCAGGATAACTGATGATGGTAATCTCCCCTATCTCTGCATTTTGACCGGAACCATATAACACACTTTCCGCCGGAAGAATAAGCGTTCCATTTTCAGGAATAACGCCCGGTCTTGTTACCTGATATTCTTTCCCGCTCTCTGTTCGTGCGCGAAACCCGCGATAGATTTCTTTTCCCTCATTCCCATGAATGACCAGTTTCCCCTTTGCCTTTGCTTTGGGAAATCTTTTTATACCGCCCTTTTCTACAATATAATCCAGCTGAATTCCTATCGCATAGCGAAGAAAGGACTGAAAATAAATAAATTCCCCCAGCTGCCAAATCTTGGCAATGCTCCATGCGATAATTCGCAGCAATATTCCTATCACGCTTTTTTCTGACAAATTAATCTCTTCCCCTAATTTCTCTTTCGCCGAAAGAAGCATCTCTTTTTCAATATCTGCATATCGTTTCCGCTCAAAGCCAGACTTCGTAATGCCCGCCATACAAATCACCTTTTCCCTTTAAAACCAGATTAAAACTTAGTTTTAACGCCCTTTTTTCCCTGTTTAAGTCTATTATGAAATCCTTAATCTCCTGTATTCTTTCTTCTTGCAGAACCGCTTCTATAATAGATAGCCGGAGCAGTTCCTTATCGGCTTCCTTTTTCTCAAGTTCCGAATAGTCAAGACCAACTTCTTCATTTAAAAACCACTCTCCTTTTCTTGTCGTCAGTATCCTTTCTAAGGATTGTAAAATCTCATCCTCTCCCGATATTATCTTAAAATCACCGTTTTCCAGCACAAGATCATGATCCCTTATCTGCAAATCTTTCATAGATTGGATACCTTTCCCAAGACGACCGCATCGGATAAATCAAATCTTCGCGTGATACCGCCCTCCACGCACTCCTGTAAAACACCTAAAAGCACAATATCTCCAGCTTTATAAACCGTATCGCCCAAAAGCATCGGATCTTCCACCTGTGCTTTGCCGCCATAAAGCGGCAAAATAATCATGGGGTTTACTGTCTGCACCTTTCCTAAAAAAAGAGTATGGAGCGAGCCAAACTTTTCTTCCACTTTTTTACCTACAAATTTTGCTAAGCCTGCCATGGCAGCACCTCCATTTCTGTGATATATTCCCTGCTGTTATGGTTGCCTTTAACTACCCTGAAATTCCCTGCTGCCGTCTGCGACTGAATGACAACAATTCGGTCCGTTGTAATCTGGTAATTCAAAAGACATTGTACTTTATATCCTTCTTTTCTCGTTTCGCCCTCTGCAACCTCGCAGCGCTCCGGACTTCCTAAAAGACCGGTCGCGCCGGACAAATAAAAGTCTTTGTTATCCCCTTTTTCTGCCGGCCGAACAAAGACTCGTTCTTGGTTAATATAAATTTTTGTTTCCGTTTCCTGCGCGATTTTCTGAATAATATTTTTCAGCTTACCGCTAAGTGTCCTGGCCTTCCTGTGCTTTACGTTATGCTTTAGCGTAAGATCGGCAATAGTAAGAGGATAGTTCTCTATTAAATCCTGCAAAATCTGCTGCGAAGTTGTTCCGGCCGCATACGTTTTGTTTATCTCCATTTCTGCCCAGGCGACTGCTCCGCTCCCAACCTTTAGCGTTGTTTTTCTGTCAACACTTTCATTTTGCGTACTATAGCTTAAAACTTCCCCCAAACACAAAAGACCTATCTCTTCTCCATATCCGGCTAAAAGTTCAACCGGCATTCCTTTTTTTATTTCCGCTATGGTTTTCGGCGACAAATTATATAGTGATATTTCTGATATATCCGGCTCCATTTCTGTGGAAAAAGGAACAAAAAAATCAAAGTCCAGTGTTTCGCTTTCATATTCCATGCGTCCTATTCGTACTAACGCCCTGCGGTTAAAAATCATTCTATCACCACCAGCTCCACTCCATTTCCCATGCTTTCCCAATTTGCCGCTTTTATATCCTCAAAAAACGCAGACGGCACAATCACTGGTAAACTATCATCCAATTCCGTTTCTATCTCAAACAGCCTTTGATCTATCACTATCTTTTCCCCTAACTTAACCGGTCTTTTTTCCATGTTTTCCAGTCGGTATAAATCAGCCGTAAAAAAATCATACAACTCATTATAAAAAAATCCCAAAAGAAAGCTTTGCCCTTTATAATCAAACTCTACTTCGCATGGAATTTTCTTCTTAGGAAAAGGAAGATAGGATATTTCTTCCTTTTTTGTTTCTTCCCATTCTTTTTCCTTCATTCCGCTTGCTTCGCTCCTTTTTGCTTTATGCTCTCTTTTTTCTTTTTGGTTACCGGTTTTTGCATAACTGTAATTTTCCCTTGCTTAGTAACATCTTTTACTTGCGTGTCAACGGTTTGACTGCGGATAATTTCCTTTTTTATGGCCTGCTGCACAATTTTGCAAGTCATATGAAAGGAAAAACCGTTCCGAGTTTCCTTATTATGTCCTGTTTCCAGTGTTTCTATCAGCACATTGGAAAAGGCGTTCCGCCCATAATAGGAAAGCGTCATTTTCCCTTTGCTGTATTCTCTTAGCTTCATCAGTCTGGCAAAAGCCTCTTCCCCCACCAAAACTCCCGATACGCTAAACTTAATAGGCTTTTGCCTGACATGATCGGAAATATAGCCCAAATCTTCAACTGGTCTTTCCGTAATTTCATTTTCATAGCTAACACTTTCTTCTGTTGTCGCCGTAAAAATAACCTCTCCTATCTTTGTCGCGTTCATTTCTTCCCCCTAACCTGCTAAATCCTCATCGTCAATAAATTCTTCCCAGAGCTTACGAAGTTCTTCTTTTGTCATTTGAGCCATCTCCTGCCCTGCGCCTGCTCCGTATATATTGACTACCGGCGCGAATTTTATATTGCGGCGGTTTTTATTTATCGTACTGCTTTCCATTGCCTCGTTAGAATACCGGCTTTTTTCCAGCAGCATTTTCTCAAAGGATAATAAATTACTTCCCAGCATCTCCGTATCTCTGTTTGGAAATACATTCGCGCCTCTTGGCAGCGTAACTAATTCCGGCCCTTCTTCGCCGACAATCGCCGCTCCACCGGCAAAATTAGTAACGCCCTGCGCAAAAGTAGGAATTAAAGGAATATTAATTCCCTTTCCGCCCGCTCCCGGTATCCAGTCGGGAAGTTTTATTTTATTTAGCCCAGACAGGAAAGCGTTGATACCGCCAATAATAAAATTAATACTGCCTTTAAATATCCCGGCAATCATCTCCCAAGTCCCGCTAAAAATATTCTTAACTCCTTCCCACGCTTTCTCCCAGTCGCCGCTAAACACGCCGACCAAAAAATCGGTAAATCCCGACAAAAGCTGGATCGCGCCGCCAATCACATCGGTAAAGTTTAAGGCAAGGTTACCCAGCATTTGCAAAACCCCGCCAAAAAAGCCTTCGACTACCGGCAGCACCGCACCTAAAATAACCTGAACATTGGAAAATAAATTTTGAATATGCGGTCCAAACTCTGAGAATTTTTCCTTTATTCTTTCAACCAACTCAATTCCCTTTGCTTTTACTGTTTCCCAGTTCTTATACAGTAGGTATCCAGCCGCGGCAACTCCTGCAAGTATCCCAATCAGCGGCCCCAAACCTATACCCAGCGCTGCAGCCGCACCGCCAAGCCCGCCGGAACCCGCCGCACCTGCAATCTTGCCAAAAAGAGGTGCCAGAAAAGAACCTACTTTAAATACTGCTGACAGCCCTTTGGCCACTGGACCAAGCGCCGCTGCGAAAGCAATCATTTTGCCAATATTTCTTTTTGTCTGACTGTCTAACTTAGAAAATGCCGCCATTCCTTCTTTGAGCCACTTTATGCCCGAATCTAAAGCATTTTTTAAGTCCTTGCCAAAGGTATCAAAAAATTGCAGGCCCAGTTCAATCAGCTGGTTTTTTAGTTCCTTAATCTGGCCCAGCGCGGTATCTCCCATAATATCCGCCATTTCCTGCGCCGCACCGCCGGAGTTTCTAATCGCGCTTCCTACCTTATTAAAATCCGCTTCCGAACTATTAATAATGGCCAGCATTCCCGACATGGCTTCCCGACCGAAAATAGAAGAGGCATACTGTGCTTTTTGCGCTTCGCTTAAATTCGCAAACCCTTTTCTTAGGTCTATCATTAAAGCAGACAGCGGTTTCATATTCCCGGCGTCATCTACCAATGCTATCCCTAACTCCTCCATCGCTTTTACCGTTTCTTCCGACGGATCAGCTAACTGAGCCAGAGCCGCCCTA